ACACATTGCCAGAACCCGGAACCGTAGAGCGCGTATTCTACAACATTGACTCCTGCCTGAGAGGGCATAGGGTTGTGCAGGATCACGCAGAAGCGTATGTGGACAACAAGGAGAGCCTTGTCGATTTCAGCAAGTGCTGCGAGGACTGCCTTCTGGATGCGAGATCGTCTCTCTCAAGATACCACAGAAGGGTAAAGGAGGGCTTTGATGCTTAAAATTGAGCACATAACATCACCTTTTTAATAAAAACAAACACATGAAGAAACCTAAATCTTTTAATTCAAACACTTGGACCACTGCTCGCATGAGGAGCTTTGTCATGTCCGCTTTACGCAAAGCCCGTTGGCCAGTCAAATACCAAGCAATCAAGGATGCCTATGTCGAAGACGGAATCAACCCGCAAACTGGCCGCAAGTGTAAGCTGCATCGCTGCAACCAGTGCGGCAATCTGTTTCCACAATCTCAAATGGTTGCTGACCACATATCTCCTGTGGTCCCTGTTGACGGGTTCACTGGAGAAAAACATCTCGATTATAACTGGAACGAACTAATACAGCGGCTCTACTGCGAGCTAGATGGGTTCCAGGCAATCTGCTCCGAATGTCATGCCCAAAAGACAGCAGACGAGAGAGCACTGAGGAAAGCTACAAGGGAACACCCAACACCGGGCGACTGGTCAGACGCACACGGCTAAGCGGTCCGGTAGAACCCGTTTATGTTGAACGTGGTTGTAGCTGATATGTCTGAGATTTGCGTCTGAGACTCGCTGGCAGCGGCTGCGGTCTTGTGGTAAATAGCTATTTCCGACGTGTTGATGACACCAGCAGCAGAGGCGAAAACCGTGCTAGTGGTCATGTTCTGAACGTTAGAAATAGTGAATGCAGTTTGACTGTCATTGCTGTTCCTGATTGAGAATGGCAAATTCTTTATAAGCACGCTGCCTGCCGCACCTGAGCCAATAGTGTTAAGGTCAATGCGAAGGTTGAAGAAGACCCACTTGCCTATTCGAGTATAGGAGCCGATGTTTATGTCATATCCCCAGCCTGTTCCAGCGGTGCCAGAGCCCTCAAGGGTGGGGGTGAAGTTCCCTTCTCTGTCGGAATTAACAATCCAAGACGATCCTGGGTTCGTTCCGGTAACGTTGTCAATAAACTCATCGGCGCAGTTAATCAGGCGGTAGTTGTCCCAAGCGGAAGCCACCCCAGATCCACCCAGCAGATTCTTGAACTCAACCGCTGATTCCACCCTAGCGGAAGTGGGCTCGATCCCCTGAATCCACAACTCCTCGGAGCTCAGGAAACCGTGTTCAACCGAGTTCCCATAAGAGACGCCCGAAGCAATCCCCTCAAAGCGTATTCCATAGGATTTAGCGGCACGCGAATCATCTATGGCGTCTGTGCCTCCAACCTCATAATCAGAGTTTAACTCGGTGTAAACGGAATGGATGACATTTCCACTGCTAGTGGGGGCAAAGACAATACCCGCTCCATCGTTCAATTCCGAAGTAACCCTGTCGATCTTGCAACTGCGGTGGGGTCTAAAGTACACTCCACATCCCTTGTTGGTGGCATAGATTCTGTAAACGGATGTTGCGTCCGGGTTTGTGTCCCACGCCGACAAGACGGTAGCTACCTTGGTCGTGCCATTGTAGTCAGTGATTGTGCGATACTGCCCCGATCCAGTGCCAGAAGTAATTTCTATTGCCCAATCATTGTAGATGTCATCGCTTGCAGAGGCGCCAGCGGCCAAAGTAATCGTTGTGCTTGCCCCAGCTTGGGCGGTGTCCGTAACCTCTGTGTCGTCAAATAGTTTATCTCCACCATTCGCGTATGCCCAAAGGTTGCTAAACAGCACGCCGTTTAATTTATTGTTTGTGGTCCAGCCAAGGTCTTCAGCAGCGGCGCCAATGGAAATGCCCCGGCCTCCATTTAGGCGGGCCATAATGTTCACAAACATTCCAGAGTAGCTGCCATTGATGTACCAGCCATCGCCCTCGCACTGCCTAGCTACGCAATTAGCAACATACGGTTGCTGCAAACGGGCGGCGTAAAAGCCGTATTGGGCCTTGTCGTTGCCATTGAAAGTGATGTTTTCAAATCGAACGCCCCAAATGGAGTTTTCAAAAGTAGAGGATGGCTCCGTTCCCACTGCCTCAGCACTGATTGCAATTACCGCAGTGGTTGATCCGGTAGAACCATCATAAAATATCTGACACTCCTTGGTGCCGTCCCAGGCAGGACCACCAGTTTGCTGAGTTGCAGGATAAATAGATGGTGACACAGACCCAATAAACCCACAATTGCGATTGCGTATGGGGTCTATGACAAGGTTTGCTGTGGTGCGGTATTTGCCTGCTGGCATTATGACTAGGGCATTGCTATCTAATGCTCCTTGCAATGCAGCCGTATCGTCTGTTACGCCGTCACCAACAGCACCAAAGTCCGTTACCGACTTGTACTCTGGAGTTAAAGCACTGGCAGTAACTGCTTGGATCGCACCGTTAGCATCAAATCCCAAAACCTTGCTGGCTCTGTCCGTGGCGTTAGGGATCTCCGTGGACGCTGTGTCGCTAATTGGCAGCTTCAATGCCCGATCAGCCTTACCGTCTGCCTCCTGTGTGCCAATAGCCAACTTGTCGAACGCATACTCCAGCGACTTGGCGGGAAACTCTCCAGCCGTTGTCAGTGTTGTGCCCTGGGCATTGCCAGCATCGGAGTAAAGTACCCAGTTAGTGCCTGTAGCGATGGATGACGTAGGGGTAATGGTAACACTAGAGGAGGTGTTTCCGGCCCCCGTCACGGTAAAATCAGTCCCATTTACTAACGCTGTCTCGACATTTGTGGTGGTGTCGTAACTAAACCCCTTGATGTCGGTTGAGTTAAAGACCTTGCGATTGAATGCAATGGAGGGGGTTGACCCGTCGCCAACCACATTTACTTTATAAAGTTCTGATGATACGCTCATTGTGGGTATGCCTTGGTTAATATGCTTTTAATTTCTAAAATGTCTTCCTTGATTGCTTCAAGTCTAAGATTTGTGTTAGCCTGCATAGAGTCTACCTTTGCATCATTTATATGAATTTTAGCTGCTGTGTTTTGCAACTCGGAGTTGGTCTTGGTTTTGAAATTTGTAAGAACATCGTTTTTTGCAAACGAGTAAACTTCTGACTGCTTAACAAATTCGTCCCGCAACTCGTCCTTTAAGTCGTTAAATCTAGCATTTAAGCGATTGTCTAAATACAAGTGAAAAACCCACAGAGAGGGAATAAACAAAACCGTTACCGCCTTACTGCCTATTGAGAGCCATTGCTCTATACCCTGTGTTACTTTATCACCCATTTTCTTAATTACTCATCTGCTTTTCATTCCAATGTACCCCATTGAAAAAGTTAGGGAGTATACAAGTATGTCCCTAAGCTCCTTAAACACAACAATCCCGCCTGTCTGAACCAATTCCGTTACAGTCTTCTTCCAAATGAACCATCCCTTTGTTACCTCCTGCTCAAGCTGTATAGGCAGATCCAGAAAACCAGCAATCCAAGCGACCACAAACCCCGTAACAGCAAGACCCACCAGCGACGCCCTCATCCACCTAGATCCACGCTTGTCAGCCTTCTCCATAGATGCCTCGACAAACTCGCCCTTCTTAAGTAGTATCTGGAAGTTGTTCTTGGCTATTGAGTTCACGGTTTCTAGCAACGAGCTAAGGGCACCCATCACTCCACCGGACCCTATCCCAAGGGCTGCACTGATTGCTGAACTTTCGATATTGTCTAGCATTGCACTACGATATAAGGGCTGCGGAAGCTGCGGAGGATGATTTAATTGGAGCAGGCAAAACAGCCGCACCCGCCCAGATTTCCTCTAGGTAGCTGTCGGTTGGTTCGTCTGGCAATCCAATGTCGGACAGGGTTTCACTAGGCACTAATGTCCAGCCTCCACTTGCGGGAACAGCGGTTCCCGTTTCCGAAGCAGCCTTAATCTTAGATGACGTTACGGAATCAACGGGTGTAGCCGCATCTCCAGTTCCAACATTCCAGTTTGAAACCCAACACCCATTGGTGAAATTCATATTGGCACCATTTCCATTCAAGGATGAGTACGTGCCACCCGTCGAGGTGGCAGCTCCCGCTGGATATGGGTATCGCTCCTTCGCTGTATCTCCACCAATAAGAGCAGTGTGATCCAAGTCATACCCAATCATGGGTGTTGCTGCCGCATTAGATGATGCAAAGAAAACGGAATCTTCATAAAAGATTTCCGTTACTGTCCCGCCTCCACTCTGAATAAACTGGCAAGTATCGTTCTTTGGAGGTGGAGTAAATCCCGTGGGGAGGTATCGCGGAGTCAGATAAGTGCCGGTAAAGTAAAGATTGGAAATGTTTCCTCCAGCAGATTGCACAAGGCATCGGTCAGACTGGCCCACGCTTACGTCATTGTTTACAAATTCAACAATCTCAAAAGTGTCACAATTGCCCGTTATGCCGTTGCCTTCAGCACCCCAAATGTAGAACCCAGATCCTGAAGTCCATGCTACAGCAGCATTGTTGCAAGCCGAGAAAGCTATTCTGCTTCCGTCTCCCTTAAATCCAGCCCAGCAAATACCGTCTGCCGCCTGAATTCGGGGGCCACCAGAAAAAGTAACCCCTCCGTATCCGCTAGCAGGAGCCACGGTTACGCGCTGGGTCCATGTAGAGTCTCCAGTGGCGGTGATAACGGCAGTCGATGCGGAGCCCTCGCCATTTCCAGTAAGGGTTCCATCAGCTACCAAAATCAGTGTACCGTCTACATTAGCTTGTGTAGCTGTTACTGCGTCTAACGCCGTCTGTATAGCCGCCCACGAACATGCAACATTGACCACATTACCAGCCGTGCCGTCATCGTACATGAACGGTGTAGGCAGTTGATTCGGCCAATGTGTACCATTAGGTCCGTAGCTTTCTACCTCTGTTGGTGTGCTCATAATCCAGTTGCAGAAAAGTGTACACCTATTCTCGCATCACTTAATACTGAGTCGTATAAAACTACTTCATCGTAGACACCTTCTGCCGATACGGGAGAGGCATCCCTTGATGCTCCTATCCTTAACGTGTGTCCTGTGTTATTGGTATTTGCGGTTCCTGCATCCGTGCCTTGAGAAACACCGTCAATCCAAAGCTCCCCAGTTCCACTACCAAAGGTAACTACGACATGGTGACTTGTTCCATCTGCAATTCCAGAAAACCCAGTTGTCCATGTTGAGTTAGCCGACATCCCAAGAGACAATTCGTTTGTTGAGCTTGTTCGATATAGGGACCAAGTGTTAGCAGAAGATGTTCCATAACTAATCAATGAGGCCCAAGCTGGGGCTCCTGCGATTGCATCAATTTTGCAAACTAACTCAATGGTGAGCGCTGTGGTTAGGTCTGGACCTCCAGTTCTGTCTGCATAACCTCCGTTAAAGTCGATTGCTGCATTAGATCCTATTAGCCCAGCTTGATTTAGTGTGTATGTTCCAGTGGCCGTTAATCCATAAGTGCCTTGCTGATCTGCTAGTGCGGTTCCAGATGTTTCGTCTAGCCGCCACCAAGCAACGGGGCTGTCGGCAGTAACCGCAGCGGCAAACGCATCTCCCCCCGCGTTCTTCCTAGCAACTGCGCTTAAAACTCCCTGTGATGTTACGTCAGCCATAATTATACGCCGCCGTCTGTCCACCCGTTGGTTGCTGCGTAAGCCCCTACAGCACTGTAGTATTGAATAGTGGCAACGTCACCAGCGGTTGAGAGGTTCGTAATCTTATCCCCGTCATCCAAGGCCGTACCGTCAAGGTAAAGCAGGTCAGAGGCATTCGGATCTACGCTTACCGCTACAGCTCCAATGGTTTTAACATTGAAGTTGGTTTCAGTGTCCACTGCTAGCATCGTAAGAGTTGCGGCGGCATTAACGTAATTCGTGTGACCGTTGCTCATTTGAGCCCGTGTCAGCGTACCAGAGCCAGTGTGAAGCGTTACCGCACTGCTTGGCGTAGAGATAACGCTAATCCAGTTGGTCGCATCCTTCGCGGTAAACACTCCGAACTGCCCCGGATCAATGGTTGTGCTGGCGTCAACACCCTCTCCGAGATTGTCGGAGGCGGCTGGGAATACCTGTAGCACATTAGCCCCATTGTTATAAACGGTCTGCTTGATCTGTGCGACTGCCGTGATTAGCGTTACCGCGTCATTGGCATTAGTTACCGTAGTAACATCGTTGATTGCCGCAGTGAGGGCTAGGCCACCCGCCTGTGTCTGAGTTGTTCCCGCCGTAAGTCCCGTGTCTAACGGGTTCAAGGCACCGGACATAACAACACTGTCAAGGGTTTCCTTGCTGGACACCGGAGTCCCCGCCGGATCGTTTACTACGTGAATGTTACTTGCCGATGTTACGGTGCCCGACTGGGATCTTGCTGATAGTTTTGCCATTGTAAGTGTTAGTTAAAGTTATGCGTCCTCGAATTCAAACTGCACGGAGTCCTCGAACTCGTACACAACCGAGTCCTCAAATAAGAAGTCCGTAGCTGCTGGAGTTCCCGCACCAGCCCCAGTGTCAATGATGATACTATTGACCCAAGCATTGACCCTTACTAGAATAGCCATTACAGTTTAGCTGCTATAATGGGAGTTGCGGTTGTTCCGGTGGAAAGTATTACCGTCCCCTGCACGGGGTGATAGCTGTTAGCTGCGGCTGGAATGGTGACATTTGATTGTCCTCCACCTGGATTAACCACAACGTCTCCGGCAGTTCCCCCAACGTAAATCCATTGGAATTTAGCGTCAGTGAAAACCCTGTTCGAGTCGTGTGGAGTAACTGTTTTGTAAACTTTGGCTGGAGAGCCTAATGATTGAGCCATTGTGGTCGTTGGTTTTGTGGTTAATTGTCTAAGTGCGTGACATTATAACAAATTTGAGTTAAAATGTCAAGTAAAAAATCATAAATCCTCGTAATAAGTTAATGCTGCCGAAATGTCAGACGCTGCTCCCGATGCCTTCTTAGCCTGAATCACCAAGTGAAGCGATGGTGGAATGCGAATCCCAAGAGCCGAAAGGTCAATGACCGTGTTTGTCTGTGGGGCGACAACGGCTGACGCAAGCAACCTGCCCCCAGATACGGTTACGGAAGTTGTGTCAATGTCACCGACAAGATTGGTGCCCACATTTGTGAAATCTTGCTCAACCCCAGTGTCTGTCGTAGCCCTCACCTCAATTTCAAAATTCTTAGAGCCAGTTTCGGAAGATATGTCCAGCAATAGTGGTTGAATTTCTACTTGATTGATGTAGCCGTTGTACGTCCTTCTGTTTCGCAGGGTAAGAATATTAGTGAATGATGTTCCAACGGACTGCGTGTTTACAACAGCTCTAGGGTTTCTGGTAGACTCACGTTGTCCGTCCACAAACAGTCCACAGGAGCCGGTTCTAACTACCAAGTCTGAAGTGTTTGTCAGATTAACGGCATAAAGGCCAAACCTCAAAGACGGGTTTCCTAAGGACGGGGAAGTTGCTGAATTGGCGTACCCAATAGTGTGGACGGTTTTAAAACGCCCAGTGGATGGTTCTTCTATGTCGTAAAAAATAGCACCAAAACCCAAATATTGATACCTAATCTTAAACACATTCCCCTTGGTCGGGTCAATCGAAATATTCTCGCCATTCCAATTTGCTTGAGCAACAAAGTCAGAGGTCTTGGTAACGCCAGCTACATCTTGGCCAATGGTTCCAGTTGCCGTAGCAGATGAAAAGGAGTAAGCCCCGGCCTTTGCACCATCTGACGATGCTGAAATTATTACAGTGGCATCAACTTGATCTGCGTCCCAGCCACTTACGGATGCGTTAATGTAGTCAGCTATTTCGTAGGCGTTGTGCTCCACCGTGCCAGCCGTTAGGGGCACCGTCTCAGCGGTTCCGTTAAGCGTTAGGGTTAGGTTTTCGCCACCCCCAGCCGCGCCAGTGACGGTGATGGTTCTTACCTCAGCCAAGCCACCGTACCTATGCCAAACCCCAAAATCGGTGCCATTATAGCCAAAGGATAGCTCATCCCCAAGGTTGATTAGGCCCACTCCCTGCCAAGAATTGGCTGCATTGCTCTCAAACAACGCTGTAAACTTGGCCACTCCACCCTCTCCGGGCTTGTAATTTAGTGAGCGAAAAGATTGAACAGCACCATATCCTCCAGCAGATGTTCCGGTGCTGGCCTTAAACATTTTGTTTTCAACCCCAGCCGTACCGCCGGTTGCCGTGTACGCCCTAAAGTTGGACGGAAGCAGATTATAAATTGGGGCTGACTGGATAAATGGCAGCTCCTGGGCAATAACCTGTTCGCCAAAGGCCGATTCGCTAAATCTTGTTTCTGCGTTCGTCCTGAATGTGTCAGACGTAATCGCCTGTGTCTGTAAAATTTTAGCCATTGTTATTTTAGTAAATTAGGCTGGAATCTTTCTCTGCCTTTTCCTCCTTAAGGATGCTCTTTAAATATTTGTCAGCAGCATAAGCCCAGTAATTGGCACCTGGAGCACCACTTGCTTTACTAAACGCTGATATATAATTTCCCCTATGAATATCCTTGAAAGTAGAGGTGAACACCATGTTGCTCTGCCCAAGATACCAAGCAGCGGCATCATCACCAACAACCTGTGCAACCTTGCCTTCTATTGCCTGTCCCACAACCGGAACGCCACCAACAAATTGTGATGTTATGTACCTAGCGGTGTCTTGCCAATATTGCTTATCTTTTTCTTCGTCCTTCTCCCGCAAACCAAGAACCTCCTTAAGGGAATCACCCAAGAAGTCGGTTCCGGCGAGATAGAACGAAGACAACACAGCCGGAAACGCCACAAAAAGCACTGCCTCGCGAACCTTTCCGGTTTTGAGCTGCTGCCCTGTAAATCCAAGGTTCAACATCCGGTTCATGTCAGCCGTAAACGTAGTTAGCTGTCTCTCCAATCCACCGCTGCTAAAAAACAACGGCAACTGGTCTATTCTGCCTGACGGGAAATACACCTTTACAATGCGATCTGCCTCGGATATTGCAAGGTTTAGATCCCCATGCTGGTTGATCTGCTCTTTAAATTTTGCTGTCCATGCCAGTGTTGTGCTAAATCCGTCTAGTGCTCCGTAAATGGACCAACCCCATTCTTTAAACTTCTGGGTAGTCTGTTTGTACTTTGCGGCTATTTGCGAACTAACTTCCATCCCCGGAATAATCATTCCGCGATTCATTCCCTCTGCCAATTCCGCTACCTCAATCTTATTTGTGTGCCTACGACCAGCCATGAACGTAGATAGCGACATGGCCGCATCGTGCATATTGGAGTAATTCGGCATGTCAGCCATAGTGGATGTCCACGCTCCAAGGTCTACGTCCTTTTTAACAGCAATTAAAGGAGCGAGGGTCTTGGCCCAAGAGGCTACATTGATAGCGGTCAAGCTGGCTGCTGTATTCTGCCTCAGATGAGATGCGGCTTCGACTAGCGCTCCGCTTGGGGGCTCAAAAGTTCCTCTAGCTACGCCCTTAAGGTACTTGTTCACCCACTTAATGATGTCTGGGTCTCGTTTAGATAACTCTGTGCGAACCGCCTTAGAAGACATCACCTTATCCGCTCTGCGTACGGCATCGTACGTAGCAATAACGTGCTCAGTGTTCGCAATATTAGACATTACTGAACCAATCAAATCAAGGTTGTTACCACCCCATCCGACCTTGGCCCCGCTTCTCAACTTCTGGTTAGAAAGCTTGAACCCTGCGTACTGCATGTGATCGCTGAATACGTTGGAACCAGCCGATACCTCATTCAGCCCCTTGATGGGTAGGTATCGCTCTTCCTTCGGCATATTGACACCGAAACGCTTCTTGTAAATCTCATTCAATCGAGGGTACACGTCGTTGTCCATGTGGTCAATGATCGCATCTACGAAGTCTTTGTACTTCTGCGGCAACACGTTGCTAATCATTTCAGTGACTTCGCCGTTAATCTGCAGACCGCCAAAAGTCGTTCCCTTTAGGTGTGTCCGTCCTCGGCTATTCTGGCTATGCCCGTACACGAACATAGCTTCATGGATGGACATAGCCCTAGTTCCGATAGTAATTAGCTGGGTGGTGCCAAGCGAGGACATGTCGATACCCAGAGCCTTAGCCTTAGCGTGTAAGGAATCCGTAAACCTTTGCTGTGCTAGAACGCCATCGCTAAAAGCCCGTGCAATAGGCTCAAATACCAAGTCCTCCAGCTTGGATCTAAGCTTACCAGTAAGCATCGCACTTACACTACGGTAATCTAGTAAATCATACTTCAGTCTTCTTTTCAGTCTTCCGAATGTTGTCTCTAGTGCTCGAACCTCCTGTGGAACTTTTAATCCCTTGTCAGAGTTTCTAGCTGATACCTCGGTAGTAACAGTGCCGCTAACAGACTTTATCTTACGCTCTTCGGCCAAAATCTCAGCCCGACGTTTAGTGATACCATCTTTGTCCAAGCTCTTAATGTTGGCAAGGACCTCGTCAACTTGGGCCTCGGTAAGATTATCGCTCAAAAGCGGAGTCAATGCTCGCTCTACAACAATGTTCTCGTCCTCTGTAAGCTCTACATTTTCATTCTGGTCAATCCGGTCATCAAGCTTATTTAGTTCCTGAATGGCATCCGCACGTACCTTATCAGATTCCTTGGTTAAACCCAACAGAGAAAGGTAATCGTTGATATTCTCAGAACTTTCAGCGGTGTACTTCGACTTCTTCTTAGCCCTCTTGGCTGCTGATTGGTCCTTCTCAAATGCCTTAACGAACTGCTTAACCTGTTTTTTCTTAACGCGAATAACAGCATCAGTAAAAGCGGATTCCAGTGCTTCAATCTTCTTGTCTAAAATCTTTTCAAGGGATTCCAGTGTACGCTTCTGTGGCAACTCCTTAACAGATGGACCTTTAATGCGGTCTTCTTTGGGTAGTCGCTTGTTGAGGTCGTCTCTTAGCTTTTCTACTTGCTTGATCGCTTCTGAAATAGATGCTGCTTGATCTCGATTTGCTTGCTGCGTAGAGATCTTGTTGCGAGACATCTCGGTCTTAATTTGCTTAACCTTGTCACGTAAGTCTTTTCTAAGTTTGCGAATAATGGCCCTCAGTTCAAATGCAGCATCATTCTTAACCTGATCCATGCGTTCATTGAGGTTGGCAATCTTTTCATCTTTTGCAAACACTCTGACATCTGCCCTTGTTCGCTCTTGCTGTACGGCTTTGTTTAGTTTTTCCAGTTGCTTCTTTGCAAATGCTGCCAACTTTCTTGAGCCCCTAATGCGTTCGCGTACCGTAGCTAACCTAGTGGGCTTTAAGCGTTTTCCCTGTCCAGAAAGATGGTTTAGTAAATCTGATACTGCCTTCTCGTCGGTTTTGTTAAGCTTGTCTTCCGTAAATCCAACAGCAGTTTCTTCTGGAGTGGCTTCACTCAATGACACATCTATCTCGTCATTAATTTCGTCCAGTTCCTCTTGTAGGGCCTTTCTCTTTTTAGCCTCTTCACGGGCTTCCTTTTGAGCTATTCTTTCTTCAAGAGTTCCGTCCTTGTCTGGCTGTGCTCCACGAGTTGGAACATCTCCAATGTCTTCTTCAACATCCCGATTAGTTTCTAATTCGGTTCTTGCATCCTGTATGCCTTGTGCTAGCTCCAGTATGGGTTCAGCTTCAATAACAACAGGATCGCGTGGTGGTGCCCATTCGGTGCCAACTCCGATCTCGTCTAAATTACGTTGTGAAAGGACTAGGTTATTTGAAAGCTTTTCTGCCCTTGGATCTCCATCATTCTGTTTCTCTATCAGCAAAGCCTCTTCTTCGCTCATACCATCCGTGACCTCTGCCAAGGATGTATGCTCAACCATCTTCTGGATGTCGTGGTTTGACGGGGGCCTTGCGGTTTGATTCATTACCCGATCAAACTTTGGAGTCTTTGATAGCAGCCGTTGGGAGATTACTTCAAGTGAACCACCTGGAAGCTCCATCACCATTTCCAGAACGAAGTCCTTCATGTCAATGTCCTCACCAACCACAATGTTTCCAGCAGCCGCTCCAACTCCACCCAAGCCAGGTTGCACAACTAAGGCATTGAATATCGCATTCCCTTTGTTCGCAACACCCATAGACAGCGCAGCCGCGATTGCTTCAGGAGCACTCTTGGTCATTGCGTAGTCTATAGCATCACTGTAAAATTCCTTGTCACTTAAAGCATTCCGAACTGCCTCTTGGTTTGAGGTGTCTATGTTGTTATCTGATAGGTAGGCAAAGAAATTTGCACCAACACCTTGCGCGTACACAGTCAATCCACCAGCAGCAGCTCCAGTTAATGGACCCCCAGCCGCAGTTCCCCCAGCCATGATAGCCAATGATGGAGTGGTGGCAATCATTTCCTCGACTAAAATTTCAGTAAATGTAGCAGGGTTTAACAGCAGACCTAGTCCACCCTCTTCCGACTTAAATTCCGCAAGCCTAGATGACATTGGAACTTTTAGTAAAGCAGCTTGTTTGCCCACCCAGTCAATTATTTGCTCATCGCGTTTCTTTTCTGCGGAAGCAATCTTATTGTCAATGTCTTTCTTGGTCGTCTCGGCCCACGCCAATGCGTCATTTGGGTCAATCTTCCTAGGGTACATAAATCCAAGCAAGGCAGCATCACGACGGTCATTGTATAAATCAACCTCTTCTTGCCTCTTTTTGAATTCTTCTGTATTAGCATCTTTAATAATACCGTCTGCACGATCCCTTAATGTATTGAGACCATCTATGTCGCCTTGGTGTTTAAGCAACGGAATTGCATCTCCAAACTGACCAACGCGAATGCCACCACGGACCGCAGAATTAAACCACGCCTTAAGAGTTCCTGGTTCCGACACCTCTTGGTGTGCCCTAATTCGTGCAGCCTCAAAACCTTTGTCAATTTTGGGATCACCCGTATGTCCGGCTTCTTTTGCAATGGCTTCGTAGTTCTGAAACACGGTATCAAATTCCATGTCAAGCTCTTGAGCTATCACGGAACTCATGCCAATCCTGTCCGTAAAACCGGGGTTCTCTGCCTCGATTAAGTCCAGTTGTTCGCCCTGAAGTTCCGCTGCGAACTCCGCGTCTAGTAACTCTCTATTTGTTAGTGCTGGCATTATAAACTAAATTTCGATACAATTGCCCAACCGTGATTGCCATTTCGCGCCCAATCAGCCCATTTTCACCATAGAATTCTTTTCTAAAAAGCTCGTCTGCTTCCTTGGGATCTTTGCCTTTAAATTTGTCTATAAACTCAGGATCGTGAATGCTTCTAAAAACACGCTTAATACCAGCAGGTGAAATGCCAGCTTTAGTCCAATCTTTACTTTGGGCCCCAGCCTGTATTAGCTTGTTCATTGTCCCAGAAGCGGCCTTAATCATAAACTTTTGAGAGTCATCTATTTCTAGCAAGCCCCCGGTCCAATTTAGGTTTCCGTTTTCATCTTGTTGAATATAGGATTCTAGGGAACCATCGCTAGCGTCAGAGTTTACCGCATCTACTGCTTTTATGGCTATATTAAGTTTAGCCTGCATTGTGCGATTAGGGTCTTCTAAAAACGCCTCCACCCTTCTTTTCGACCTAGCCTCGCTCCAATACCAATACCCATCTTCCAAATCCTCGGACAAACTTTTGAACTCTTGGTCTTCTACGCCTATAGTTCCCGAACCCATGGCAAACGCCTTTTGGAGCACAGACCTTAAATCGGGATCAGAAATTCCTTGGGTTGCAGCCGTTAAATCGACCAACTCGCCATCTGCTATTTCCTCTAAACGATCACCTGCCAGTTTTAATTGCTTTTGGTATTCATCTTCTGCTTGTGTGATGATGGACCTTTTCTTGGAGTTTGCAGTTTTAATAAGCCTGTTTTTAGCAGCCGTTCCTTTGGTTCCTTGGAATGCAGGGTCCTTTTCTATGGATTTAATTACTGATTCTACATATTCAAAGTCTGCTGAATCGTCAATAATCATAGCGTACTCTGTGGACTTTGCCGTCATCTCCGCCGAGTACAAACCTTTTTCCATTGTTGTTAAACGCTGATGCAGGGCTTCTTGTCTTTTGGTATCAAGATTGGCCTCTTCAATAACCTTCCTAATAGCTGGAACATCTTCGGTGGTTTGTGCTTCAGAGATTGAACTTTCTATTTGCTCAACAACAATGCCTTCTGCTTTTTCATTATTAGCAATAATGGCTGAACCAACATTGAACTCAGCCTTTTTCTTTAATGCAGCTTTTTCCAAATCAGTAATACTCATGCCGTCTATGACGGAAAAGGCACGGGGCAAGTTCATCTCATCTACATATACGCCAAGCAATGTATTGGCTGTAGTTCGTTCACTAGCAGACAAAGCTTGGGCACTAAAAACAGAACCATTGGCTATAGAAGACTCAATCCACAGATTGCTTTCTTGCTGCAATTGCTCCTTTGCCTCTTTTGACATGGACTGTGGTAATGGCGTAGACCGCTGCTTGCTAACCCATGTGTCAATAATTTCATTGTGCTGGTCAATGTTTTCTGGAGTTAGTGAATTCTTTAATTCTGCCGATTCAGAAATTTGGCGAATCTTCCATTGGTTTAAAGCTCTTGAGTCTAATAATTTCTGTTTCTCAACTCTGGCATTTTCTATAATTGCACCAACCTCTTCTGATGCGGATGCTATGCTGCGAAAGAATGCGTCTTGAGAACGAATGTCAACTTGTCCACCAACAGATGGTCTGCGTGGTGCCCGGTCTGGCTTGCTTGTTGGTATTCTTGGCATGTTATCTAGGGAGTTGTGGTGTCATAGATACCGAAGGGCTGGCACCAATTGACTTGGTAAGTGGCTTGCTTTTATTTCCCAACAGCTTACCCGATTTAAAGACTCCCTTGCCCATGGATGTCAGGCCGCCAACAGTGGAGGCAAGCTGGGCATTTCTTCCCTGAAATCTCATTGCATCCGCACCACGCCTTAAACGTGAGGCTTCAGCCTGACCCTGCATCATGACATTCGCAACTCGCTGGGACGCCATAGAAGCCTCCTGAGCGGCTAAAATTGCAGGTGTGCCGACGGTTGTTACGACACCTCCAGCCGCAAACCCAGCCTTCTGCTCACCGACAATGATTCGGCCCATTTGCAGTTCGGTGAACGCCTGCATCTCAGCATCCTGTAACACCTGCTGGGCGTCCAGTTCTGACAACTTGGCATTATGCTCTGCAAGTGCTCTCTGTTGGCGGCCTTGGGCAATCTGGGCTCCACCCTCGATGCCCCCGAATATAGCTGATGCGAAATCGCCCATTATTGTCCCTTGGGTAGTATTTGCGGCGACATGTAGGTTATTGTCGCAGGCAAAGGTTCTGTTTGTTTGTAGTATAGTGAAAAATATTTGTGACTTCCTTGTGGCAACTTAAGTCTCTTTTCCCCAGTAAACAGAGGAATCGGGTTGTCCATGGTGTCTTGCGGTGTGCGAAATGGTATCTCGTATGTTTGCTCTCCGCTCTGTCCATCGGACTCCCAATACCTAATGCCAATGTTTCCACCAACCGTATTGTCAAATCCAACATCAACCTCAACTGCCCTTTTTTGTTTGCCGCGACTGAAACCATCTCCCGCTGGAGCTTGCAACTTCATTGTTTCAAGTTCCATTGTGTATTTCAAGCCATAAATAACAGAGGCAGCGGTGTCGCCAAACTCAATAGAAATTCGATCTCCCCTAACTTGATGGGGTCCGGTTACCAGGCCATTAACCAAGGCATAAACATCATCTCTTCCAGTTGCCTCTTCAAACGTCTCCCCAGATAAAGATGTGGTAAACGCAACAGATGTTTCAAGCGATGTTGCACTGGCGATTGAATCAACTCTTTGGGTCTCACCATTGGCCCTAATGTAGTCACCAGCCGAAAGTTCTCCAGTAAAGTCGGTGCCAGATCCGGTTACGGTCGTACCGCTAGAGCTAATAGTTCCAGTTAGTGTGGTATAACTGCCCAAGTGTTCTGCACCAAGAACGCGGATGTAGCCACTGCCCAAATCTGGATCTGGATTTGAAATTTGCTCATACTCAGACTTGCTCATGTCTAAAAAGCATTGTGCGTTTCTCCCCCTGGCTTCAACCCCAAAAAAAGATCCTTTATAAACCGTGTCTCTGGCTAGGCGACAAACCTTGTTGTTTCCCCATAAAACCCATATATCATCTCCACTGTCTCCACCGTAACAGGATGCAACTGAATTAAATGCTCCACCGCTACCTCCGGCTTCTCGCGTAAACCAAGCCTTGACTTCGTTTACACGATCAAAGACCAATCCGTTAAGAGCCCCCTGATTTCCACACCAAAAAATATTGTACGGATCTTTGGTAAACGTTGAGTGGTTTACCGAGGTGAATAGATTTTCGCTCAAAGAAGACAAATCTTCGGTATCATACCCCCTAGCTCTCCAATTGTAAGACAGGAAAAAGATTTTCTTTTGATCTTGTGATGTGAAAATTATTCCGTTATGAGCCATTGTGGGCTCGATGTAGGCACTGCCTCTGCTTGATTCCGGAGCAATTAGAGGTGCTTCTGTTGCTTGAATGGAATTACCATCGTTCCCCCTGAGGGAATATTCTTCTCCAGTTGTGCCAATAATTAGATTATCAAGTGGACGCATCCACCTAATTTTGTTTTGCTCAACGCTGGACAAGGTGTAAGAAACCGAATCACTTGCCAAAACATTGGGAATTGATGTTCCAAAGTTTTCAAAGTCATCTATTGATGAGCCCCAAATGGTTTGCTTTCTATTGTCGGTCCCACCAAACCACAGACGTCCTTGGTAAAAACACGCAGCCGAGGGCCAGCCCTGCACACTACTGAACGCAGCCTCAGACCATTTAGTGGAAGCTACTGGCGTTCCCCCAAAGTCAAGTTCTTTCGTCCATGTAATGTTTGCTATGGTTGCTGGATTACCACCGTCAAGGGAGTCAATTTTAAACACACCCCTCACCTCAACCTGACCAACCGCTAAATGAGCTGTACCATTGGCAGCGTTTGCCCCCTTTGTTAGTCGATAGAGTGCTCGCGGGTCGTTTTCGTTTCCGGTTATACTAAAGTTTTCCTGGGAAGATCCAGTTGCCTGAACCTCGTAGACCTTTTCATACGTACTGCCGTTATCCACTGATCTCTCAAGTGTTAATGTGTCAGTCCAATTGGTTCCAGTTGTGGTAAAGGTCCAGTCGCCAAAAACCGGGATGGTTCCAAATGATTTGGCTCCACCAGTTGTTAAGTCATAAGCTGCGTGTTCAGCATCTCTATCAACCCTCCACTCCCACTTGCTGCCAACGTGACCAGCTTCAAATGTGTTAGCAGATGCTGTCATTGTCGTGCTTGCGCTGTAGGAGCCCGGAAGGAGTGTAGTTGTGGATGTGTTTTGGGAAAGCGTTGGAGGGTATGAGTAGTCTAGCTCTTCCACACGCCAGTCGGTCTCTCCATACCTGGAAAGCTTCCTTGGGGCGTGTTGTTCATTAACAAAGTACATTACATCATTGACCTGAACGGGGTGCATTGATGCCTCTGTTCTTGATCCACCTATGTCAAAAGGAACTTCGTAAATGTATGTACCCGCAGTTGTTGTTTGGGTTAGGGCATGCCAGCTTCCGGACGTAAAACTTCCGGCTGAAGTTCCACCACCAAGCGTGTCAAAGGCCCACAGAGTAACCTTTCCGAAACCGGAGGCATCGTCTGCTGGGTCTGCCGTAAAAGCGACATCAATAGTAAGGGTGTCATCGTCTGTGATAGCGGTAACCTCCCTGATTTCCAGACTGGCATTGTCTTGTATGTAATCGCCGACTTCTAACTCACTTGTAAAAAGCGTACCGCCTGCACCTGTTATGGTAGTGCTCGCCCCAGATATTGTCCCCGTCAATGTGGTGTCAGCGTATCTAACGAGTTCACCGTACCGATAAGGCGTGCTTGCTGCCCAATTAGAAACATCCCCTACATCAACCGTAACTGGGGTTTGCGTCGGGCGTTCGGTTGAGCTATTAAAGAACCTAATATAGGAGCCATTGGTCTCTAATATGTAATTGGTGCTTTGATTAAATTTAAACGCCAATATCCAGGGGTTAAACACCTTAGTGTCTGCAACATACTCAAATCCCTTCATGGACTTAGCTGGACCATACTTAAGTGGGATCATTCCAGTGCAGGTTCTAAGCGCGGCACTATAGTCCTCTAGGTCTGTACGACCATCCAAGAGTGGGGTCCAAACCCCAGCATTGAAACGATTTATTCTAGTATGTATTGCCATTATACGCTATCAGCTCCACTACGAATACCGTCCCAAACGGAATAAGCGTATTGATTATCAATCGGGCGTCTGCGTTGTAGGCTGTCTGTAAATTTAGCCTCTTCAACCTTTCGCTCATACAATGAGAAAAGTCCTTCAGCTAATCCCCTGTCATCTGTAATTGCAATTGCACAAGTGGATGCTAGGTGTAAGGCAATGGACTCAACCAGCAAAGCGTCAAACAATGATGTGTCCGTTATGTCTTGAATGTAAGTAATCTTAAGTGGTGCAGCCAAATCTGTATGAATGTACTGACCCTTTAGCTCCCACTCGCGATAATGCAAGTCCTCTAAATCTGTGTTGCCAATGTTGACAAGCCTTAAAGAGTCTTGTGGGACAAGAAACCTTCTTGCCCATGTATGAGTAGGTGCTGTTGCATCGGCTGATAAGCTAATGTCAACCTTTGCCGCTCCCCATGTATGGGAACGCAAAACCTCCCGACGACTAAAGTCGTAGCGAAAGGATAGTAACTCGGCAGTTGGGCTTGTGTCCGTAAAAACGTCAGCGTACCGTCTCTCGCCTAGGTGTGTTGCTGCTAAATTGCAGATGTCGTTAGCCGTGACTGCCATAATTCTATATAAAGTGGCTCCAAACCCCCCACCCCGAAGGATGGGAGGAGAGGAGAGAAACTAGACCGAAGTCTAGCGGATTGATATTTTAATGTTTGCGAATGGGACTTCCCATCTTTCTGAGTGATTGTTTCTTTTCTCTCTGTTCCATGATCTTGGAACTATTTGTAAATTATTTGGGTGGTGCTTGCCTCCCTTGGACAGTGGTACCGTGTGATCCACCTCAAAGACCTGCTCACCAAAGATGCCGTTTAGTCGGTCGCATTGAAGGTATATGCCACGAATCTCACCGACTTGCTCATTGGTTAGCTCTGAAATGGAGCCCAGTTTTTGTTCACGTCTTCTGGCGTTAGTGTTTTTCATAATCGCCAAAGCCCTCTCTGGATTATTTTCTCTCCACTTGTCTCTTCGCTCGCAAAGCCCTGCGTACCACTCTGGATCTTGTTTCTTTTCTAGGTAGCGTCGACGAGCACGGGCCTTTTCCTTTGCCTTATGCTCTGGATCGTCCTTCATTGCCAAGCGGTAAGTTCTTGCGTACTCTCTTGTTTGGGTCTGGTATTCTGGGTCGTCCTTGAATGCCAGCCTGACAATCCTTGCGTATTCTCTTCTTTCTTCCTTTGTCATGCATTAAAAGGCGGCCCCCCGAAGGGGGCCACCAGTTAAGAAGCTTTAGGCTTCTGCGTAGTTCTCGTCGGCGATAGCCAAGTAGAATACACAAGAAGCTGCTGAAGGAGTTCCCGAAGTTGCAATCGTTACGACTACATCTTGTAGGGCCTCTGTAGCTGCAAATGGAGTGTCCTCACCAGCGGGGATCGCACCGTCACAGAATGACGTTTGATCCGCAGCGGCGGCGATGTCAATACCATTTGCGTAACGATCTGGATCGGTGCTGTCACCAATGTCGAGCGTTAGCGTTGTTCCAGCGTCATCGTGAGAAACGTAGGATAAGCCAGGAATAACAGTTTGGCCTACTTTCAGGCGATACAAGTTAAAAGTATCCAACGCCGATTCAGTACCTGCAAGGTCGCGACGAATGCGAACCATGCGGATATTTGCGGCTGTAGGATAGGTTTTAACGCGAGAATCGCCGTTAGAGCCAACCTGGTTTGTGTAATAAGTTGCGTCAGTTACTGCTGCCATAATATTTTACCTCCTAGATTAAGGGCTTTGGTCTGCCAGAACTTCAACAACACCTTCTTCTTCAACGCGAGATGCGCCGATGTCCTGCTCTGCCCAAACTTGCCAAGAGTAATTCTTGGTGGGGAGCTGCTCGACTTTCGCACTGAATCCAGAGGTGATACCAGCTACAAGAGCGCTCTTTGTGTAAGCAACACAACGCGCGTAGTCAGATCCATTAACGTCAACCGTCTGAGTCTGAACGAATTCAAATCCCATGAAGTAATTAACTTCACCGTTTATCAATGCTTTAACATTGGCAAAATCGGCGTCGCTAACTTGGCTTACGTTGTTTAACAGATCATCCAACTGCTCTTGGCGATGGACGAAGTATTTCTGTTCTCCCATTGGGGTCTCGTTTTGTCCAAGAATAGACTTGGCTTCAATGAGCTTTCCAAGGGTCAAACCTTCGTTAGAACCGCTGAGGTTTACAGCAACTTGCTGACCAGCGGGGAATGAAACGGCGGTCTCGGAAGTAGCTCCGCTAACTTTAGCGTAGTTCGTGCCGAGAGCGTTTTCAAGAACGATGGTGTCAAACCGACGACCAAAGTAGGCCGAAGCAACCTGCACGTATGGACCGAGGAAATCGGCAATCGAGCGGTTGCGGTCAGGCATATCAATAAGATCTGCCCAGCGTTCTGGATTAGCAACAAGCTTGCGGGTATCGTGCGGAGTATCAATATACTGCGTATCGGCATGGCGTTCAAACTCTTGGTGGCCAGCTACAGATCCAATCTGCGGCAACCACATAGTTTCACCACCAACCATATTACGCTCGGCGACCTTGCCCTTAAGACGAGAGGCACCCTGCTGATACTGAATATGCACATCCGAAGCAAACTTTTGTGAGAATGCGTTAGGGTATTGTGAAGACATATTAGTTATGTGTTAGTTTATAAGTTTCAGTTTGTTCCTGTTCCCGGACCATCCGGCAGGGGGCTTCGCTCTTTCAGGGCATTTGCTTGTCTGAAAAATTGAATTCGCCCATTATACTAGATTTGAACTGAAAAGTCAAGCTTTTTCTTCAATTATTTTAAGAAATGTCCAATGAAGCCCTTTGCTCAAACAAATCCAACACCCGTTTGTGTATAGCAGGATCACCGTCGCGGTAAGCCGTGTAGTACGGATTTGACGGATTATTCTGTATGTCGTGGATTTGATCGTCTATGCTTTGGGCAGATCCAATTCGTCCACTCTCTACGCCCCTAATCTTAGAGCCCATCAGTGTTTCATACTGCGAGGCCAGCTTGCTAGCAAAGCCGGGCATCGTCCAAAACTCGGAAACATCTAGCCCCAAGTGCTTGGCTACCGTCTGAGCCTTGTCCAGTGCTTGCTGATATGACTCACCGCCCCTTGGCCCAAACTCGGACTCAAGTGACTGTATTGCCGTTTCAGCACTGGCCTGAGAAGCCTCCTCTTGGTTATTGCTGTTTTGCTCAAGTGCCTGAGCTATGTTGGCATACAACTTGGAAGCCTGCTTCTGTGATAGTCCAGCCTCATGGAAAATCTTATCAGTTTGCTCCTTGGCCTCTAAGGGTAGCCCCTCTGGTGCCTCGTAGCCATCTGGAGTTTCCGGTCTGCCTAGAGCCTTGTAAGCTTGATCCCAAACCTCATCACCATCATTGTCGGTGGGAATGGGCATCTTGTCCTTTGACAACATACGCTCAAGGTTAAGGTAGGACTTTGCCAAGCTTCCAACCGAGTTGAACTTGTCGCCCAGTGCCTTATACTTGTCCGGGTTTTCACCCTCATCAAGGGGCATGCTGGCAAATACGTTGTCCGTAAAAGACAGGTCGTCGCCAATCATGTCCTTCAAGTTGACACTGGCAGCTTGCGGTGTTTCCACAGATGTTTGCGGTTGCTCCTGAACTGCCTCTACTGGTGCGGGTGCTTCAACTGGTGCCGCTAATGGGTTTGTGCTTTCTTCGCTCATTATACTACTCCTCCTGCGTTTTTATACCCGACAAGGTATTCGCACTCAAGGATGCCATCATAGCCATACTCCTCGGCCTTGTAGCCATTCCTTGAACTAGCATCATTGAACCCGTCCATTTGAGCCTTTACGCATTTCTTCGTAAAGGATAACTCGCCCTTTTTCTTCTTGGAGTCCAAGATTGTCTTTCGACCATCAAACCTTATTGAAAAATCTTCAGGGTGGGTTTTATGCAGCCATCTAACAAAGTCCGGGTTCTTGTCCCCCAAGTTTGTTTTTAAGCCAGGTGCATCTGGATAAGCTTCCGCTATTGGCAGCTTGCACCTTTCTTTTATCGTAATTCCCTCGGCCTTGGCTTCGGGCATGGTTTTAGAGGCTACCTTCTTGGTAACCTTCTTTGCAGCTTTTTTAGTTGTCATATTTCGTTGGTGATTATCCCAAACGGATTGTCCGAATGAGGTCTATCGAAATTCTCTAAAGAGCGCATGTGCTCAATGTAATTGACGATGCGGCCAAGGAAGTAATAACTCCTAAGCTCATCATTGCCAATTTTGGGATCAATGTCAAAGCGGTTCATACGAGATATTTCCCGAAGATGCTCAAGCACTGTCTGCCCATAATCGTTATTAAAGCATTCTTGATATGCCTTAATTATGTCCTTCTCTCCCTTTTCCATAAACTATTGACCCACGCCAGATAACTGGCTAACTGCTTGCCCCGCCATTTGCAACTGCTGCAACTGCTGTGTAAGCATGGCAATCTGCTGATCCCGGTCTTTCAACTGGTCAATGGTGGCATCGTCATTTATAAGTTCCGCAGGGACCGTGGAGTTAATTGCAATCTCCTTCAGGCCACGCTCCCAGTCTAGCGACCTTGCTCCGGCTCCCGGAACAAACGCCTCGATCATTTGGGCTGCCTGAGCAACTCTGACCAGTCCCTGCGTGCGTTGAGATTTAACAGCTAGAGCTATTCTGCTGTTATAAACAACGCTAAAGTTGCTAACCTCATCAAGACCCTCCGACTCAAGGATGTCGTTGAAGTCGCCAATTAGGTACATCTGGATGAAGACGTTCTCGATAACCTGATTCAGGCACTCGTCTACGATGTTCTGGAAGATGGGGGTGAACAACTTAAGCTGTTCCTCTGCCTGCATCTGCACCTCAAATGCCGTCTTCTCGGTTGTCGCGATGTCCTGCTGTGTAAAGAACTTAAACATCTCGTTGAAGAATGCAGACTTAATCTGACCCTCCAGCCTGCGAATAAACCAGTCAACGCTGTTAATGTCAAACGGCACCACGTAGGGTTGCGGAACGCCATTTGGTACATGCGGGTCAAACATAATCTCCCCACCAGCACGATCATCCTTGCGGTAGGAGCTGTCCTTGGGAACCAGCATTGGAGGACGAACACCCTTCTCTACAGCAACACTAATGTCCCGAACCGCACGGTTAAGAACCCGAACGGTAGGATAGGACTGCGTGCCTGGAGATCTTCCAAAGCCAGCGTCATGTCTGCTTTTAAGTATGCGGGTGATAATGTATGGCTGGTAGTACAGTCCATCATTGTCGAGCAGCACACTGCATGTTTCCTTGCAAATGTAAATTGATTCAAACGGTCGGTTCTCTGGGGCTGCGGGTATGTTTCCCTCGGCCCCCTTCCGTGGGCGAACCATGTGGACGACTGTAAACTTCTTGTTGCGAGCGGTGGGGGAGTCGCTGGTTAATGCCTCGATCATCTGATCCGGCAGCTCCACGCGACCATTGTCAATGTCGTCTTGGAAGTATGCGGCTATTTGTTCTGCCGTCTTCTCGTCCCATTCGTGGAACACCGTAGTTGCGTAGCCGTCCTCGTCTTCCCTGAACCTAAACTTGCCAAAGGGAATCTCTGTGAAATTAAAGGCTCTCTTCCTGCTGGGAAGCATTGCAAGGCAGAATGTGCCAAACATGCCGCCGCTGTGCACTGCCTCGTGGAATGCACGATAGAAGTTGGACTGGCCTATGCGGGTGCGGATGCGGTCTGATGCTGCGTTGTAGAAGTTACGCTCGCTCTCTATCGTCTCAGGGTCAAAGCTCTGCGACTCCAACTCAAGCCAACGCTCACTCTGGGGCGTCAGGTCGGAAACTATGCCAGCACTAAAAACCTCAAGTGCCTCGCGGAACGTGGTGTCAAATATGCGAGTGCTGTCAACCTGTCCCGCAGTGCGTCCACCAATCTGTCCCGACTTGCGTTCCTCGCCGTATATGGCTATGTTGTTAGCATACGACTTCCACTTTTCCATTTCTGGAAAATCTTCAAAGTCTGCCAATATTGCTCTCGCTCTTTGTTCACTCATCCTAATTTGTTTTTCCTACCTGAACCCGCTATAATTGTACTAAGCAAATCCACGGGCTCATCGCCAGACGACTTCTTCCCCTGCTCACCTGCGGATATGGCAGTTGGGGGTGGACTAATTTTGGTTGGCACAGCGGGAGCTTTGGGGGCCATCTTCTTCATTGCCGCCGCTGTTCCAACTCCCGTAACCGTCGTTGCTATCAATGCTGCTGTAACTGGATCACACATGTTGCCCGACATTATAACAGATTGGGATTAAAATGTCAAGCTTTTTCTTAAAAAACTCACTGTTCAATGACATCCACAACCTTGTCGGCCATCTTTAATCCCTTGTTCTTTTCCCTGAGTTGCTTGACCAGTTCACCAATGAGGGCACTTCCCTGTTGCAGCTTTACATCCCCCTGCTCGTCAGACCGGGTGTGCCCCTGCATCTCATTGTCCATCCTGACCAGCCGTATGTACGCATCCTTGTCCCTTGTTCGATAGGACTCGTCAATTAGTATGCGGTTCTGGATCAGCTTCTCATCCTTGGTCATTGGATCACTGGCCATGTCCAGTTGCTCAAGCCTGTCCTTTTCCCTCAAGTATGAAGCGTGTTTCATCCATTCCCACGCCTTCTGCTTGGCATAGCTGAAGCTCACACCAAAGACCGCAGCCGCAATCTTGGGGATTGTCTGAGATGCGTCCTTCTTGTGGATGCGAAGAGCGTACTCCGCATACTTGTCTTCCGTAAATCTATTATGCTTGCCCATTTTCTTCTAAGCTTTTGTACCACAAAACCGATTGATACGGTGTAAGGTTAAACTTTGGCATAAACCTAAAGATTGGGCTGTCCTCGTTGCAGCAAACAAGGGCATCCATAAAACCTCTTTCCTTTACTATTTGCTCACTCTTTCTAAACACACGCATTAGGGCTACGGGGTTTTTAACCTGATTGTCCATGAACATTGTGACAAGCGGGACGCCGCCTACAGAAATGCTTCCACGCACCTCTCCGTCAATTTCTATTATGTCCGTGGGCCTCCAAAGACCGTGCCCCTGACTTTGGGCAAGCTTTATCAGTGGCTCCACGTCCTCTTCCTTTATTTCTCTTATGTTTGTCATTGAACTAAGACACTAAAAGCCGTTTGACGGTTCCTCAATTTGCACTGGCGAGCTTATCCTGTTATCCGACCACCCAACTTGGGTAGACAGAAGCCCGTGCTCTATTCCCTCGGCAACATACCTAGCCGCATCCGCTGCGTGAGAAGTGAAGTCGTGAACAGGCACCGTCCCTATGATGCCAGCACTGTCATCCTTCTTTGCCCTATACTGTTGCAGCATCTTTAAACCATCCTCCATGTTGGGGCGATAGAAGTAGGACTTGTGCAGCAGTGATCGCAAATCGTTAATGCCCTTCCACACATCCTTGGTTCTAGGCACCACCTTTATGTTCTCGCCCCCGCATCGCCTAAGTTCCATGACGTAGTTCCTTGTGCCCGTCTTGTCCATGTAGGCAGCATCGTGAGGCAGGATGTGTCCGTAAATCTTGTAGCCACTGCGACTCAGCTCCGCAACATACTCACTGGTCTGCTTCTGGCTCCCCTGCGTAAACCATAGCCACTTAAGGGCAATGCCGTCCCACTGGACAAGCCATATAGCCGTGTAGTCACGGAAACCCAAATCCCACACCGCCCATATCGGAACGTCCTTCGCAACTGGCAAGTCATTCCTGAACTGGCCCTTCCTCCTGACAATCTCCAATACATCAGCGTATATCGCCCCCTCAACAGGAGCGGCCATTGCCTCCTCCGGTGTAGAAGGATACTCGCGGCCCATAAAGATGCCAAGCAACTCACTCTGCTTCTGCCACCAAATCTTTTGCTCCAGGTCAAACTTCCTGTCCAGCTTTTGCTCAAGCTCAATAAAGTAGTCTATTGTGCTCTGACTTAAAAGCTGCTCGCTGCCAACCATCCTGTACCGACCCTCGTCAAACCAAGGATAGAACAAAAACTTGAAATCCATCTTGGTCCGGTGCTTGTCAGTGGTGTTCATTGCCTGGACTACCTGGTTGTAGAAGTGACCCGCCTGACCACCTTCATACGTAGACTCAATGAAAACAATGGCACCGTCCCCGGCAGTTGGCATCGCTCCAGTTAGAATTTCCTCAGACCTAATCGGGTCCTTGGCCGCAACCTTGCCCCACTCTGAGATGTGCAACACCTGACTGGTTCCACCCCTAATCTTAACCTTTGACCTAATCTTCCATACAGGACTAAACACCAACTCGTTCAAGTTGCTATTAACTACGTCAACAGTTGCCTTTAAGCTGTCGTCCAACTGATTGAACGGCTGTATAACCTTCTCCCTAAGCAAGTCCTTCGCGGCCTCGTCATTGTGAGACTGAATGTTAAAGGTGCTGTTCTCATGGGTTAGCACGTAGTCCAACCCGATAATGGCTATTAGCGTAGACATTCCAAGCTGCCTAGCCTTCAGAATTAACACACGCCTGTGCCCCTTGAGGAACACCTCGCTCAGTACGTCACACTGGGCGTCATTGGGACTGAACACCACCTCAACCCCTTCCTTGGTGATGCAAGTGTAGAGGTTTCCAATCCTCCAAATTGGATCAGAAAACACTTCCTCGCTAATCGGCTGGGACATAATATCCCTAACCTTCTCTATCCCCTGTGTGTTCATTTCTGCTTAGTGGACGCAATTTCCCTCATTAAATAGTCAACCATGTAGCAATGGGCCTCCTCGTCTTCAATCTCAAGGAAGTGCATTGCCGCCCACACCGCATGAAGCACCTCGTGAGCGTAAGTGTCCACCGTCTTCCACATCAAACGATCCTTAACCCAAATGGCCTGGACATATCCAAAGTTGAGCCTAAACCCAGCAACGTGGTCAATGTCATTCAACATAGGGGTTAGCGACTCCGAAATTTCTGATGGACCAACACCCAAGTCCTCAATCTCCTTAAAGAAGCTCTTGAAATCGGAATGACCGCCCCAAACCACAAAGACAATGGGATAGGTGTTTGGTTTAAGTATTAGCTTCATCCTTTACTGGAGCCTTGCACCAACCCATCTTGTCCCATGTATCAAATCGAGCCACCCCATTCAAACTCCTCAACTCGTCGTCAATTAGGATGAGCCATAGTTGCTTTGGAATTACCTGCTTGCCCGTGATCGGGTGAACACCGCCATCGAGATAGATAAGTCTTTCCAAAATCCTAAACTTGTCGTCTTCCGATTCGGTCATACGAAGGGAACCTCCCATTCCTTGCTGTGAAATTTATTCTTCTTAAGGTTCCACTTAGCCGGAACTACTTGAAGATTTGATGGGTGATGTTTCCCGCCAAGGCTCAGGGGGACAGTGTGATCTACGTGCCACACCGTACCGCCGAAGATTTTATTCAACCTGTTGCAAGACTTGTAATAGTGATTTACCATTAAGTTCTCATTCGGTGACAATTCTTTGATGTCAGAATGTTTAGCAGCACGTTTTTCGCTTGCCTCAGCAGCCAGCTTAGCCCCATGCCTCTCTTGTCTTTTTTTAAGATAATCCTTGCCATTGACTTCCCACCGTCTTTTTGATTGGGCAGCAATTTGCTCCCTGTTTTCTCGTTGGTATTTTTTGTTGTACTCCCTCTTCCGGTCTCGAAGCTCCTGGGTCAATGGTTTCTGCTTTCTGGGGGAGACTCTCCTTGAGGCGTTTGGATTTTGGGTCCAAATCTCCTTCTCATCCCCATACTCCCTATAGTACAAACCGGGGAGCCACGGATGCTTGTCGCCATTTTTAAATGTTCCCCTTGGAAGACTGGTTTGCTTTTTTAGGTTAATAACCTGCTTGAAAGTGTAGTGACGCAATTCCATATTATTTAATGCAGAAAGCATTATAACAGAAACCGGCTCACAAGTCAAGACTTTTATAACAGTATTAGCAAATCTTATGATCTATATTAGTTATCCTATTTTTTATCAACAGAACAATTTTATTCTTGACAAGTGAGTTTGTTTTTGTTATAATGTGCGGCATCAAAAGAACAACTGCGTCCGGACTATTCTGTGACTCGCTGGCTGAGGCAACAAGACATACATCAGCACACGGACGCTAAATTACCCTCGACCTTTAAATCAGGCGTACCGAAACGGTACAAGGGACATAGGTTGCCCCCACATCAGCCCACGGGGGAACAATAAAACGTGGCGACTTAATGTCGCGGCTTAGTTCGGATAAATGCGTAATTAGCACGTACCTAGCGCATCCGAGTGAACAGCTCTAACCATAGGACTCATTGTACTCCACTTAGACAACACTAAAAAATAAGCTCTCTTCACTGAGGGCTTATTGTGTCCAGATAACAGGATCTATTACCTCCATCAAAAACAAGCACAAACAATGCGAATTGGACTATTCACAAATCGTTGCTTGCGTGGGGGATAGGTACCATGCCCTGCCCTGTCTGGCCCGTCGTCCCCCCCACCCCGGCTTGGGTACCGGGGGTGATTTACCCCTGGCCCCTTGACGTCAAGACAATTGGTTGTTCGTTGCGTTGCGTTGCTATAGCCACCATAGGAAAGCTCATCGTATCAACGCATCTTGATCCATTGATACGTTGCGTTGCCATTGCTAGCTAATCAAAGGGTGAAAACGGTCATTGCCACGCCTTGAGAAAATAAATTCAGATTTTTCTCGACACTTTCCATGAATTGCTCCAGTTTTTGGAGTATGAACAAGATGGTTAATAGATTCTACAAGGTGCAAACCCTAATTTTGGAAAACGGCGAATTGACCGAACGGGAATTTATCGTTCGTGCTTTCGATTCTTTCGATGCTGAGCGTGCAACTAGAGTTCATTGTTCAACATTCGGAATTGACTTGCAATTGACCCAAAAGGGTGAATTTACCTTTTCCAATTGTTCAAGCTCTAAAATTTAACCTCAACAACAACAACTAATATATAACTAAACAGGAGAATCAAATAACATGAAAACAGTAGAAAAAGACTTAGAAACAGAACTCGATGAATTGAGAGAAAACGCCTTCTCTTTACTGGTAATAGATGCGAATGGAGTTTATATTCCCCAGCGATTCGCGGAGGAATTGACGTGCAATGGTTACCAGCACGAATGGAACAAGCTTAGCGAATGGGTACGCAATCAAATCGAATCGGGCCCAAATGGGGAATGGTACTGGGATGCGTGGAACACTGCTGAATCTAATTTGCTTAGATTTGATGAAAAGGGAGATACTTGGTCTCTTTTTCAAAATGGTGATCTTTGGGAAGTGAATCAAAGCGCAATTGAGAAATTTCTAGAAAAGTATGGTGATGATTCCATTCCCGATGGTTTTTGGGAATAACTAAACCTTTTCCCAATCTTCTCAATCGCTCGCTATCTCTAAGGAGACGCGGGCTTTTGGGGTGAAAAGTTTAAACATTAACATTAACCAAAGAAATAAAATGAAAAAGAAAATCGGAGAATTCGAAATAGAGATACACAGAAACGGGAAAATTGATATTGTGGGCGATTGTTTAAATAACTTTGGTCGGATCTATTGCCATGCAATAGAGCGTTTCAAACGTCACCCAGTAGGAGAAGAAAACGATTGGAATAGGCCGCAAGTGATTGGAATGGAATGGGATTATGGGCTAGTACCAGCGGTCAAAAAATGGATTTACGGCGCCATTCTCAACGGCTCATTTGATCACCTAATCGAAGAGTAAACCCCTTCCAATCACTCTCAACGGCTCGCTATCTCCTAGGAGACGCGAGCTTTGGGGGTGAAAGTTTACCCTACGCAATGAGAAAAAAGTTCACTTCGGGAGACGATTTTTCTTGCCGATTGTAGGAAAAGGGTCTTTTTTGGAGTTAGAAATTAACCATTAACACAAAACACCAACATGAAAAAAACAAAGATCACTATTAACTACGAATCAACGGAGCCCACTGAATACGTGTATATTCTCACCATTCAATACGGGGACGACGGTCAAACCTTCAAAACGGTGTACTCAAACCAATCCAGCTTGCTAGGATACTGTTTCGATCGTTTGGACTATGCGAAATTCAATGACACATTCATTCCAAAAACTCATCAGGAAGTCTATGACTTGAAGAAGGACCAAAGGACATTTGGCGATTGTGAAGTCAATAAGGTCACAATTGAATCAAAACCCCTTTATCTCTAACGTAAACCAAAAACCAAACCCCTAGCTTGCAACTAAGAATTGCGAGCTTTTGGGGTGAAAAATTAACACTTAACATTAACCAAAGAAATAATGATAGCAATACAGACAAAATACTTAGGACCCACAAATACCAAAGGAGCAAGAATCAAAGCATTCACTTGCAACGACCATTCAGCGATAATCAACTATGATTACGCGCTTAGTGATGAAAAGCTCCACTTCGAAGCCGTAAAAGCTCTAAAGGAAAAATACGCCCTAGATTGGGACATTTCAGAAATGAGTTATGGAGGAATTAAGGACGGATACGTTTTTACCTTTCCACACTCAACCATTTCCTAAACCTCAACCAATAAAACGAAAAATGACATACGAAACTTATATTAGCGCAATTGATTCAGTGGAAAAGTGCTGTGACGTTGCAAGTAATAAAATGAAAGAGCTGCAAGGCAATGAGAGGGGATCAATGGGATTGACTCCGGACAAGATTAAATCCTCACCTAGTTTCAGACAAGCAAAGCGCGAGTTTGACACCTTTTTCAACTCAATGCGGGTGATAAACTCAGCGGCGCCGAAAGCCTATTTAAAGCGCAGAAGAGACGAGAGAAGGGCCGCCAAAATAACAATTGCGTGAACAATTGCCTCCACTCCTTCAAGGGGTAGGGGGCAGCCTTCACTCAATAACATAAACAAAAACCAACATGAAAAAACAGAACATAAATTTCAAAAAAACTAATGGACAATTTGGAAGAAAGAGAACGCTACCGACATTTATAATTGAAGAGTTTAAAACGGATTCTGGAGTTACTAAGTTTAAAGTGATTGACGAACGAAATCCTCAACAAGGTTCGATAGGATCGTTTTTTTCCATTGAAGAAGCTGTCCGAGTATTTAAGCCAAGAGCAGATAGACGAACTTTTTTGCACAATTAACTAAAAACAAAAGGAGATATAAAAAATGACTTATAACCAATATAATCGACTAAAGGCCCTTTCCGTTGATCAACTTATGGACAAGCACTTTTTGCCAGTGGAAACAGCAATAAACATTTTCAACGAATGCAAGCGGATAAACGACATTGAATACGGACCGCTAAAGTGCTCCGAAACTACCGCTCCTTGGATCAACCGAAAAATTGAGGCTATGGAAGTGACGGCTTATGAATAACCAATAAAAATTAACCCCTTTCCCGATCACTCTCAATCGCTCGCTATCTCTAAGGAGACGCGGGCTTTTGGGGTGCCTAATTATGGGCAAGTAACCAAAGGAGAAAATGAAAAATACGTTATACGACACAGAGTCGCAAGGAATCGACCTGTCAATGGGTCAGGAATACGAAACCGAAAGCTATCGCTGGAGCAATCTACTTGCTGACAGCCTAATAAATGGACAATGGACGCAAGCAAAGGGGATGCTTTGGATAATGCCAAAAGACGCGTTCCTTGAGTGTTTGCAACTCTCTAGCCAAGCTCCTGACTCCCTAGCGAAGAAGGTAATTCATCCGACATTCGAGAAAGTATTCGAAGAGAGATGGAAAGGGGGCGAGGCATGAGCGAAGACCAAATAGAGAGATCACTAAGCCGAATAACGGCTTGCGTGCTAATCCTGGCCCTAATTGGGCTATCAGTCGCAATTGCAATCAACAGTGTACATTGATGAATAAAAAAGAACACCCACTAGATAGGCATCTACGCCTTGAGCGGATAGCCGACACAATAACTGCCGGGATGATCATCGCAGCCCTTTGGGGGCTGGTGATAGCGATAGGAATAAATTTAATTTAAGCTTGCACTAGGGGCTGGTATGCCTCAAGGTGTATCTAATCTATGAAAAACACACAAAAAGCACTAAACTCTCTAGCAATGGAGATTAACCGCATCGCTGCGATGACCGATGAAAGGCACACGCACATGCTATTGAACGATTTGCACGTAGACATCGCGCAGATTAAGCGGGAACAGCTCCCGCTGGATATGGAGGAGGCACGGAACGAGGCATCGTCTCACGCCTATAACGATGTTGCCGACGACCTGTCAGCGACCCTTTACGACATTTGCTCGCCAGGGGAGGGCAATCTAACGCCCTAACGGGCTAGTGATTTGAAGCCATGATTATCAAAGTAAAAATGCCAAATGGGCAGCATCCAACTTTGCTGGAGGTTGCCGTTGATGGTGATGACGGCGATTTGTACATCGAATCGTGCTGGGTAATGGACGGGACCGAGATTTGGGACTGGCTTTCGGAAGAGAGTCAAGAAGCCATTCTGATGGCCTCCATTGAGGAAATTGTTTCCCGCCGTTACGATTGTGCCGTAGAAACATGGGAGGAGGAACGATGAAAGATGACGACCTGTTAATTTTCACGGGAGGCAACGGGGCTGAGTGGATTGGCCGCAATGTATCCCCTTATGAAACGGACCCACTAATGGCTGTGAGGGAGTCGGCTGACGCTTGGGTAAACGCATTGCCCCCGGAATCAATTGACGAAAAGGAACTCGAATCCATCCTGGGGGAATTTGGCCTAAACGACTAGCCTCCATTTTTTACAACTTGTCTGTAATATTTACAGTCAATAAAGGCCCCTAACACGTTGAATGTTAGGGGTTTTTGTTTAGGCTTGACAGAGACAACCTCCTCTAGTATCATGAGCCGAGTTGGTGCTCGTGGGAGGCGAATTACTCTCCTCTCTGGAACTGTGATTCTCCATTCGGGTTGAGCTGTAGACAGAGGATCGGGTTGAGCCGTTGTCACGATTCCGTCTCAACAGCTTCTCAGTGTATGGAGCATCTAAGGTGAGACGGTTGCTTTTAAGGAAGAAACAAGTTGCAGCGTTACGCAGTAACTAAGACGAGCTTAGCGAAGTAACTAGCGATTTTAGCTGTTTATTTTTTCAATCGTGAGCTACTTTGAGGTAGCGACTTAATTGCTATTGACTTAAAAGCTATTTCTGCTACAATGTTAGCATAAATTAATACAATTTGTGCGTTTTAGTATAAATTATTAACAACATGTCCAAAAACAAGGTAAAACAGGTAATGCTTAATGAGAAAGTCAGAAACAACAACCACATGGTCTCCACAGAGTACCGGCGCCACTTACGTATCCAGTCAATGAAGGTCTGGGTCTTGTTAGTGGCCATATCAGCAATTTTTATAACAACCGCCGCAGTAATTATTAGATAATAAAACCCAATGAGCAATATGGAAAATACACTAGAAAACCCAGCTAAATTCACGCTGGAATGGGCTGGAGGCAAAGAAGCCGGAAAGTTCAAATACTACGATAAGGAAAAGCAGGACAATGTCTTTGTTGACCGAATCGAATTCATCAAGCTTGAAGAGGCCCATTCAATTAGTGGCTTCAGTCGCGAGTTTGGTACCTGCTTCAGCAATGAATGCCAGGAACATACCGAGGTGAAACACCTTCAGATCTTCAAGGAAAAAGGCCCAGAGGTTGTTCTTTCGGGGCTCTGGAAAGAGATTAAGTACGAGGCCCAAGGGAAATTCGGCGGGAAGTTTACTGGCGTAATCTACGCATCAACCGTTAGCTGCTCCAACCCAGAGATAGCCGACGGCACCGTGGTTCGCATTCTCGTAAAGGGTTGTTCACTCTCCCCGTGGATTGAATTTGGCAAGGCCCACAAGGATGCCAAAAGTATAAAGGTTGAGAAGGCCGGAGACCACAAGACTGGGGACATTGAGTTCAAGTCTCCCATCTTTGAGGCTGGGGACGGAACGCCTAAGTCCGACGTAAATGCTGATCGCAAGAGCGTTCGCGAGTACCTCGCAGCCAAACGTGAAGGCATCAAGGCAAAGGTTGGTGCCAAGGCCGAGGTGGAGGAAGCTGTACCCTGGTGATCATGGAAATCTGGAAAGAGGTGCCAAGCATCCCCGGCATGATTGCCAGCAGTCACGGTCGGGTTAAGCTACCAACGTCAACGGCCCCCATGCCGAGGGGAAACATTAGAACCTATGAAACTAAGCCAGTGACGGGGTCCATTAGGCGGGCAAACAGGAACGCGAGACACCAATACTACGGGTTGTTCACATCGAAGTATGGCAACCTGAAGGTGCACCGCCTAGTTTGCGAGGCGTTTCACGGTCCTCCACCATTTGATGGGGCGGTCGTTATTCATCTAAACGAGAATGCGCTCGATAACAGGCCATCGAACGTCAAATGGGGAACCCAAAAAGAAAATATGAATATGCCAAAATTCATTGCCTACTGCAAAAGTCGAACTGGGAACCAAAACCCCTACACCAAGGGGCTTAAGCTTAAAGCAGAGTTTTAGACAACCCCTAAGCCAGCCCCTGCCCCGCAAGCCGTAATGGAGCTGCGGGGCTTTGGGGTGTATGAATTCTCTAACAAAAGCAAAGCTTGATGCAATGGTCAAGGGTCACAACGGCCAAGAGTCGCAGGAGTGGGGCCGTACACTGGAGGTGAAGCGAACCAAGGATGGTGGCGTTGAGGTTATTGGCGTCTGCTCTTTTGGAAACCTGTATTTAGTTCAAAGCACACCAGATGGCAAGGCCAGGATTGATTGGATTAGGAAGTCGGACGTTGGCGAGAAGCACTCCCAGACCCTGCCTGAGCATTACCGAGTGAGCGACTCCATCCTCGACAAATTTAGAAACAAACTATAAACGACATGGATTTTATAAAACTAATTGAAATTGAGGAGGAGGGCGAAGCCGAAATCCTAGTAACGATAATTGAGGAAGCGATTGAGAAGCATTGCTCCGAGGAGGTTGAAAAAAGCATCATTGACTACGTGGAACAGCGAATTGAGCTGGAGCAAATGCCATTTGGTGATGAATATCTGCTGAGAATCAGTGAATTTCGTTGACAATTGGGGCAAGTCTGTTAAAATTTGCGGCAATGAATATCAAAGTTGAGAAAAAACAGGATTCGTGGCTTTTAGTGAAGGTTAAGCGGGGCGACGAGTGGGATGATGCCGTCATAAAGGCCCTTGACCCGTCCAAGTACGAGGTTGGCAGCGAATACGCCGGGGTGTGGACTGATTACCACAGCACCAAGGAGGATGGCCGCATTGTTTATCAAGAGAAGGAAACTCCCACATACATCGACGAGGATGGGGAGGTTGCCCAAATGCCTGAGATGGGCTCGATGCCGGACACCCAGTACATCATTGGGTTCCTTGAAGCATTGGCTGTAAGTGTTTTCGAGGCAGCGAACATTGAGATGAGCCTTGAGAGCATTAAGATGCTGGCGGCGGCCCGTGCAGCCAAGAACATGGAGCGGGGCAATCGCTAGTTACCCTGTAACGCTGCATCAATGACAAAGGAAGCCGGGATGAGGGTTGATCTGTATGAAAAAATTACGAAAATAATCAACATGTTCGTTGGTTATTACTCCAAAAGGGGTGAGGTGACCGCTTGGGAATTAGAGGGCCACCTATGGGACGTAGTTTATGGGCTTTATCAACGCTATCCAGAAAACGGCTCCGCTTACTACTTCATTACTATCAAGTGGAGAGCACTGGAATACGTGAAGGCTAGTAAAAAGAGAGCTATCAAATTGGAAAAGGCCGCAAAAGATCCGACAACAAGACTAAGTGGGACCATGGAAGAGCGTTTGGGTAGTGGTGACCCAGGTCCATTGGAAAAAATTCTACCTAAACTATCGGACCAAAACAGGGAATTTGTGGAGTTTATGATGACTGATCCCAGTTCTGAGCAGATTAAATTGGCCTATCCTGGCCGCAGATCCAACAGGGTCAGGAACGGAGCCATTCAGCAGTCGAGGAGAGTCTTTGAATCAATGGGTATTAGCAAAATGGAGGAAGCCTATATATGAGATATAATGACGAGCTAGATGAGCTGGAGGACCACGAGGTGATTGTCGGGATGATCGGCAAGACCATAGAGGTGTTACCCGTGGAGGAATTAAGTGTTACGGCAATGATTAATGGCAAGATCATACGATGTGACTTGGAAGAAGATGGAGGAATCTCTATCGCAGTAATTTCTGAAGATTAACTGCAAGAGCAACGAGAAAATAAAAATATTATGTCGAGAGTCTTAATAATCGGGGACCTGCATTGTCCATTTACCCTCAAGAAGTATTTGAGGTTCTGCAAGAACGTGGACCGCAAGCTGGCCTGCAACGAGGTAGTGTTTATCGGAGATGTTATTGATAACCACTACAGCTCCTACCATGAGACGGACCCAGATGGATTTAGTGCTGGCGACGAGCTAGACAGGGCGATCTCCGAGATACAGAAATGGTACAAGGCATTTCCCCAAGCACACGTTTGCATCGGCAACCATGACCGACTAGTGCACCGCAAGGCATACAGTGCTGGTATATCCAAAAGATGGGTTAGGGACTACAATGAAATGTTCGAGGCACCTGGTTGGAAGTTTGTTGAGTCGGTCTGTATTGACAACGTGGTTTACTGCCACGGGGACGGCAAGAAGGCGATCCAGCGAGCCAAGCAGGACATGCAGAGCGTGGTTCAGGGTCACTGGCACTCGGAGTGCTACGTGCAATGGCACACAGGGGCCAAGTGTAAGGTGTTTGGAATGCAGGTGGGCAATGGGATCGACAAGGACTCTTATGCAATGGCCTACGGTAAGCATGGGCCGCACCCAGCCATCGGGTGTGGTGTGGTCGAGCATGGCAAGGTGGCTACTAATTATTTAATGGAATTATGATAAAAGAAAAATTTGAAGAGTTTACTAAGGCTTTGTTCGCCAAGATGTCTAATGTTCTAAAGGACAAGAACAACGACTACACCGCAATGAGCACTTCTGCTTTCGCTAACTTTGAGCAAGCTAGGGAGTACGGAGTAGATCCTCTTGTTGGACTGTGCGTCCGAATGGGGGACAAGATAAAGAGAGTGCAGACGTTCTGCAAAACTAAATCCTTAGCCGTGGAAGATGAGCACGTTGAGGATGCCTTCGAGGATATTATCGGGTACTGCACAATCGCTTTAGCAATGATTAAAGAGAAGAAAGAAAACCATATTGATTACCCGTAAGCTATGAAGGATTAATGTCACTATGATGGAAATTATACTAATAATCCTCGGAACGATAATCGTAATTGAGTTTCTGGCTAAATTTGAAAGAGCTTACAAGGAAACTGAGAGACCAGCAAACCATGAGAATAGATAACGAACACAAACCCAAGCAGGAAGACGAATTCTATCAGCTTGATATTATACAGAGCAACTTCCAGGGGTCTAATGGTAACTACGGCGGGCTATTCTCCGGCGGTCGCTACGGATTCGAGCAACCCAATCACGGGAACGCTCACGAAAACGTTCCATGTTGGGCACCCGCTCATGGCTTAGGCGACAGGCCGGAGTGCAGTGTGCCTGACGGTGGTGCAACCATAATGCTCTTGGGCGTTGTGCTAGTAGCACTGGCAATTTGGAATCACCAAAAGGCAGATCACCAATAGGTGAATCGCTAGTTACCTTGTAACGCTGCAATCTGAGCCAACAACCCGCATTAATTTGTCCAGTTTTTTTACTAATATACTTATGATAACAAAAGACGATAGAGAGCAATCGCTAGTTACCTTGTAACGCTGCAATTGGCTGAGACCATGAAAGATGACGGTAACGATAGAATTTGAAATCCCAGAGGAGCGAGACGAACTTAACCTGATGCTTGATTCCCGAACACTGGTATCGGTGATCTGCGATGTAGACAACCGGATGCGATCTGAACTCAAGCACGGGATAACATTCTCTTCAGTTGAGGAGGTTTGCGAGTGGGTGAGGCAGGCCCTGATGGAAGCCCAAGACGTCATTTATTAACTTAAAAGCTTATGGATGGAATATATATGGAGGACATGGCCGACAAAATAAGGAGGTGCAGAAACGCTCTTTCTTCTTATGACGGACTATTCGACGAGTCGCAGGGCGTATGTCTTGGTGGCCCGATACATGGCGAGCTTGTTGCCATTGACCAAGAGGAGCCGGAGTTTGATGAAATTGGACTGACATACCGGATGACGCACTACAATTTTGCCGGAGAAGGGCTTTGGGCTTGGCGACTTGACGGACTTAATGACATTGATTGCAAGAAAATGCTTCTGGCAATGATCCCCACCATGCTGGAGGAGGCCGACGAAGCACTGATTGGGGAAATTGAAATATGAGCCACGACATGAGAGTAAAACAGATAAGCAATACACACGCGGTGACTGACAGCGGCTATCTAATCGAGCTGAGGAGCAAGGGGAGAAAGCGAAATGGCATGATTCACAAGGGCGCAAAAACTGGTGATGGCAAGTACCGAAAAAGAGCAGGGGAATATGTCCATAGACAAATATGGCGCGCCTTCAATGGCGACATTCCTAAGGGTATGTGCATACATCATGTAGACGGAGATGGTCACAATAATTCGCTCGGCAATTTGAGGTGCGTAACTCACGCAGGCAATCTGAGGGGTTACAACAAGCCAACGAAGGGAAATGTAACCTCCAAGTATCGCGGAGTTCACTTCGTGAGCCAAAGCCAGCGATGGATGGGTCAGGTTAAGAAAGACTACAAGAATCACAGAACGAGCAATTACAAGAGCGAGTTAGTGGCAGCCGTCATGCGCGACTGTTTGGCGCGGGACCTCGGGTTCCCGATAGACTCAATGAACTTCAACGGAAAGGTAGGGTAACATTATCTCGCATTTTTATTCTCAGCAGAAAAACGGCAAGGTGAGGCTATTAAAGAGCATCGACACCATTGCCAAGGCAAGAAAGCACGGTGGGTGCGTAAAGAGCGTGACTACAGTGTTGTCATTGTTCCCAAGGCAGCTCAGGGGGTTTGACATTAACAACTGGCGAGAGCGTCGGCTGGTTCAGCTCGCAAGGGAGTACCCGCACGAGGCCGAGGAAAAGCTCCTTGAGCGTCTGTGGGGATACCGTGAAGACCTGGACGGCTCCACCCTCACCTCTTCCGAGTTTGGAACCAAGCTACATGCAGAAATGGAGGAGGCCGTGAATCAACGCATTGCCGGGGCCGACTATCGCTCTGCATACAGTCATTTCTATGACCCGTTCATGCGTTGGCTGGATGATTCAGGGGTTGAGCCGCAACTGGTTGAGTTCTCCGTCATGGACAATAAGCGACGGGTGGCTGGCATGATTGACTTCGTTGGGCAGAGGGGCAAGAAGCGTGTCCTGATGGATTTCAAGTTTAGGCAGGGCGATCCCCGTCGGAAGAGCTACGAGACTGACCTGTGTCAGCTTGCGGTTGAGGCAGACATCATTGCCAACGAGTGGGGTTATGCCCTTGAGGATGTTGAGTGCTACTCAGTCATTTTTGATTGCGTGGATGCTCAAATGCTTGTTAAGAAGTGGCCCATTCACAAGGTGGAGTGGGGCGTTGAGGCGTTTGACAAGCTGAATGAAGTTTACAACTATTTTACGGGACTATGATGGAAGAAAAAGAACAACTAGAAGCCATTAGGCTGGAATACGACAGGGCAATTAAGGCCCAGACTGATCGCGATCACATGTGGGGGGTGTTGACCCTTGTCATACATGGAAAGGAGTGTCCAGAGGAATTGGCTGACGATGCGATGCTGAACTACTGGAGCTTTGACAAATTTAAGGAGGAGATTGGGTATTAGTCTATCACCTCAACAGCGGGAGGCTTTTGACCTCGTAACCAAGCGTTCCTGTCGCTTCATCCGTCTTGATGGGTCTGCTGGAACCGGAAAATCATACCTCATTGATGAACTACGCAAAGCAGAGCCAGCACTCGCAATCGTTGCCCCAACCGGAAGGGCTGCATCCAACGTATCTGGAGAAACCCTCTTTAGAATGTTTGGCGTCCCTAGCCAGGGTGCGCTTGACCCAGAGGAAAGGGTTACTACTCAAAGGTCCAGACAAATTGAGACCAGATTCTTTGGGAGGAAGCGGGACAAGCTGCTTCAACGCATCTCTTGGATAGTCCTAGAGGAGTGGACGATGGTCAGGGCAGACCACATCGACTTTATTAGCAAGGCTCTTAGAAGGGCTACAGGCCACCCTGAGCCGTTTGGGGGCAAAAGGGTTATGTTCGTAGGGGGGCCAGGCCAATTGCTTCCCGTGGCCTCTCAGGACGACGCTAAGGCACTGTTAGGCTTTGGATATGATGAACCATTCGGTCTGGAGCAGTCCAAGTTCTGGGGTGAGTTTGGCAGCGAGGTGCAAGTTTGCAACCTGAACCACATTTTCAGGCAGTCCAACCCCATCGAGGCCAACATACTTGATCGGGTCAAGGTGGGGAAGCAGACAGACATGGACTTGCGGGAGATTAACAAGCGTGTTGGGACTGCCCACTCGTCTGCCATAGTCCTCTCACCCTACCGCAAGAGGGCCGCTGAGATTAACGAGCAAAAGCTGACTCGGCTACGCAGCAAGGAGTACACGTTTCTGGCTAGCAAGAAGGGCGACACCAAGGGGCTGGACACAATGGAGGAAACCCTCACCCTGAAGGAAGGTTGCCGCGTCATCATCAAGAAGAACATTCGCAAGAAGATTAGGGGTGAGATGCAGTGTGTTGTCAACGGGGACACGGGAACTTTTGTGGGCATGGACAAGTACCAGAGGCTGGTCATTATGCGTGACAGGGACAGTGAGTACGTCTACATCAGCAAGGAAAAGGACGCCAAGTTCAAGACAAAGCTGACCGAGGACGGAGAAATTGAGAGCGAGGAGGTTGGCTCAATGAAGCAATACCCCGTTAGATTGGGCTGGGCAATGACAATTCACGCCAGCCAGGGGCTAACCCTTGAGCGTGTCCACTTGGAGCTAGGGTATAAGCCTATAACGGAGTGGGGGCATGGACTAGCGTATGTTGCCCTGTCCCGAATCACTAGGCTTTCTGGACTCACGATCAATCGGGCATTGACACACTTGGACATAACGTCTACAATTAAAGACTTTCAACACCCCAACCAACAATATGAACTATGAATGAGGAATATGGCAGTTTTCTTTTTTGTGAGGACAAATTCAATGGCTACTGGAGAATCCAGACGGACAACCCCGGAATTAGGTCCAAGATGCGTAAGATTACGAGAGATTCCAAGTCTCCTTGGAGCAGGGTAGGTTGGGGAACCTCTGATTTATTCCGACGCACCTTCACCCGCAAGGCTACAGCATTGGCCTTCTTTGCTAAATTGGGGCTTGGGTTCGGGTGCGAGGTTGTTCAACCAAACAAAACGACATGGGAGCTAAGAAAACGCTAAAAAGTGCAGGTGTCTCGGCGGTTATAAAGAAACCTAAATATGAAAACACACACATTGCCAGAACCCGGAACCGTAGAGCGCGTATTCTACAACATTGACTCCTGCCTGAGAGGGCATAGGGTTGTGCAGGATCACGCAGA